AAAGTAAGCAAAAGTACTAAGAATACAATGGCTCAATGGTGTGACAAACATGAGATTCTATGGTATACTATGGACACACTAAAGGAATTAGTTGATTATGTCACTGACACTAGAAGAAATTAAGGAGAAGATTTTGCATTTGTATGACCCTGACGACCTACTAGAGGCGTTACAAATTTCATCTGAGGAAATACTAGATAGATTTGAGGACAAACTCATACGCAAGTTAGATGACTTTACAGAGGAACTAGAGGATGAAGTTTATGAGTATTGACAACGCGACACCTAAAGAATGGGACGAGGTGACGAAACCAGAGAAGAAGTGGATCAAGGTAGACGCAGTTGATAAACCAGAGCATTACAACAAAGGTGGCGTCGAGGCTATTGACTACATCAAGCAGCAACTGGGAGATGACTTTCGTGCTTACTGCGAGGGAAACGTACACAAGTACATACATAGGTATAAATACAAGAACGGAGTAGAGGATTTACGTAAGGCTCGCGTTTACCTAGAGTGGTTGATAAAGGAGTTAGTACATGAGTGATGACGATACAACAGACCTCTATGAACTAGAGCCGGGATCGTCAGCAAGCGGAACAGACCCTGACGCCAAGAGAACCATGCGAGTAGTAGAAGGTAAGTTTGGAATTAAGAAAGAAGAAGAGGAACAAGAGATTACTACTGCTGAGTTTCTTATGGCCTTTGCTACCAAAGCTTCAGTAATGGAAGAAGAGAAAAGAAGCCCTAAAGTAGTTGTAGTAATGTATGAAGACGGGGAGATGTTTGAAGTAGCTTCTAACGAGCAGTACCCTGACGGTGTACACATGCTACTACAGTTAGCATCACAAGCCATATTAAACGAGACACTAGGAGTAACAGAATAGATGGACGCATATCAACAATACATACACAAGTCACGCTACGCACGTTACCTACCAAAAGAACAACGACGTGAGACTTGGGAAGAGACAGTAGGACGCTATGTTAACTACTGGGTTAACAAAGGACACCTAAACGAATCTGATGCTTCAGAGATTACTAAAGCTATCTACGATCTAGACGTTATGCCCAGCATGAGAGCGTTGATGACCGCAGGGGAAGCCTTAGACCGTGACAACGTAGCAGGGTTTAACTGTAGCTACTTACCTATCGACCACCCTAAGGCCTTTGATGAGATGATGTACGTCCTCATGTGCGGCACAGGAGTGGGTTACTCAGTAGAACGCCAGTACGTATCTAAGTTGCCAGAGGTTGCAGAGGAGTTTCATGGAACAGACACAGTTATTAATGTTGACGATTCAAAGGTCGGATGGGCGAAATCGTTTAGGGAACTGGTATCACTGCTGTATTCAGGTCAAATTCCCCAGTGGGACGTTAGCAGAGTACGACCTGCGGGTTCCGCACTTAAAACTTTCGGAGGTCGTGCAAGTGGTCCAGAACCTCTCGTTGACCTCTTCAAGTTTACAGTCGAAATCTTTCAAGAAGCTGCTGGAAGAAAACTTACATCCATTGAATGCCACGATCTTTGCTGTAAGATAGCATCGTGTATTGTGGTCGGAGGAGTTAGACGTAGCGCCCTTATCTCACTCTCTAACTTAACTGATGATCGCTTACGTCGTGCTAAGACAGGACAGTGGTGGGTAGATAGTCCACACAGGGGTCTAGCTAACAACTCTGCTTGCTACACAGAGAAGCCTGACTTTGAGGCTTATCTTAATGAGTGGACTAGTTTGTACGAGTCACGCTCTGGTGAACGTGGGATGTTCTCTCGTGTCGCTAGTCAGAAACAAGCGGCTAAGAACGGTAGGCGTGACCCTGACCACGAGTTTGGAACTAACCCCTGTTCTGAGATCATCCTCAGACCTAACCAGTTCTGCAACCTGTCAGAAGTCGTAGTAAGACCTAAGGACACCTTAGCCACCTTGAAGCACAAGGTACGCATTGCGGCTATCCTAGGTACGCTACAGGCTACGCTAACTGACTTTAGGTACTTACGTAAGATATGGAAGACTAACACTGAGGAAGAGGCGTTACTAGGGGTGTCACTGACAGGCATTATGGACCATCCATTACTATCAGGACGAGGTGACAATGCAAAGCTTAAGAAGTGGCTCACAGAGATGCGAGAAGAAGCAATTGAGACTAACAAGCGGTGGGCTGAGAGACTTAACATTAATCCCTCTACAGCTATTACTGCAATTAAGCCTAGCGGTACTGTTAGCCAGTTGGTTGACAGTGCTAGTGGGATCCATCCTCGTTTTAGCCCACAATACATTCGACGGGTTCGTGCAGACGCTCGTGACCCTCTCTGTGTGGTCTTAGAGGCTGCTGGTGTGCCTGTGGAGGACGATGTGATGAACCCTAGTACCAAGGTGTTCAGCTTCCCTATCGCCTCACCAGAGGGCGCTGTGACAGCCTCAGACATGGGTGCAATAGAGCAACTAGAGTTGTGGGAGATGTATCAGGACTACTGGTGTGAACACAAGCCGTCTATGACTTGCTACTACCGTGATAACGAGTTCCTAGAGGTAGGCCAGTGGTTGTACAACAAGTTTGATAAGGTATCAGGGATCTCTTTCCTACCTTACTCAGACCATACGTACCAACAGGCACCTTATGAACCTGTGGACAAGGCTACCCTCAAGTCACTCAAGAAGAACTTCCCTACTGAAATCAATTGGGATATCAACGAGGAGTCTGATATGACTGAAGGTAGCCAGCAGTTAGCCTGCACAGGTAACAACTGTGAGATTTAAGACATAAAGAAGATAGAGTAACCTCTGTCGTTACCACCTACGTCCTCTGGCTTCTCTTTAGGGTCATGGGACGTGGGTATTCCCTCCTTCTGCATCTTCTTGATGCGGTCTTTAGAACGCTCACACATACTGTGGTAGTCAAGAGATGTGTAACTTACTGTGTGGTCTTTATCTTTCATTTCTTTTATCCCCTATGGTCCCTGCACCAACAATACCAGAACCTACGCCAACAGCAGGCATAAAATCCCTAGGCTTCATATTTATTTTTGTCTGGTTAATATCTGTAGCCGCCTGCGTTAACAACCCTTGACGTGTCTTAGATACCTTAGGAGCACCGCGACTAGCTAAAGTGTTTTGAAACTCAGATTTTACATTAGCACCTTTAGACTTTACATTTTTAGTAGTTTTGTTAAAAACATTGTAACCACTAGGAACAACTAAGGACACTACATCAGCATCTCCCGGCACTTTTTGCCCCATCAAGTCATTTTTATCATTCATAAAATGTACTATATCGCCATTAGCCTTTACAACAAACTGATCGTTAACACCACCTAATCCTTTAGCCACAGACTTATGTGACCCCTGTATGTACACTACGCCATCTTCCACCTTTACTTTACGCTTGGCTACTTCTAACATGGCCTGTGCTTGCTCATAAGCGGCTCTCTGTGACTTAGTTAGTTTCTGACCAGATGACTCCATCTTTCTGTACTTAAAGAACTGGTCTAACTTAGTATACGCCTGTTGCCTAGGTGTTTTAGATGTAAACTTAGAGCTTTCTGTCATCTTGTGGATAAAACGCTCTGCCGCATTAGCAGTGTTACCTGTCTGTTTATTAATTAATGTGGCATCAGCAAACTTAGAGAAGGCAGCAAACTCCACTAGTTCATCCTGACTGAACTCAGTCTTATCAGGGAACATCTTACGTATGTTATCTTTGGCCCTAAACATCATAGTAGCTTCCATAGACGGACCCTTAAGGCTCTCCCTCGCAGTATCAGAGAACGCCGTAGGGTTTCTAACGACTGCTAAAGCATTACTATTTATTCCTTGGGCATCCTGTATTCTCTGGGTTACAGTATTAATTTCGTTAGCGTTTAGTTTTATACCACTCTTCTTAAGTTGGGTAGAGTTATCAACAGCCGTTTTAACTAAGTTAGAATCTAAGTTGCCTAAAGAAACCGCTTGAACCTTCTCAAAGTCCTTAATTAATCCTTCACTATCTATGCCCCTACCGTAGTTAATCAGTTGAGTCTGATCTAGTTGACCCTCTACGTAAGACAAGTCAGAGTTAAACGACTTAATAAAATCAGCGTCCGTTGCGTCACGTTTACTAGAGGGTTTAGCCTTAATTTCGTTGTACTTCTTTATTCGTTGGTCTGTAATAGGTTCGGCTGACCTACGTACAGACATAGGCAAACCTTCTCTACGAGAGGCTACTGCACGAGGATCTACTGCATCAACTACAGCCCTAGGTGTCGTTTTAGCTATAGAAGCCGCTGCACCCAGACCACCGCTACCATAAAAGCCTTCCTGCTTATTAGGTGCTTCCAAAGATACAGACCTAAGTCCGCTTTGTGCCGCCTTCATTCCGGGGATTAAAGCAGCTAACTCTGCCCCGTAGCCTATCCTGTCAGCCACCTCAGGATTCTCTGACATATACTGCATAGCAGACTGTGCTGTGTCTGTAGCCATGACTTGACCAGCGGCATCCTTAAGATAGTCTTTAGCTACGTCAGGAGTAACAGCAGAAGCCAAGGTAGTAAATAGTTCAGCAGGTACGTCACCCACCATACCGACAGCGTTTGCTGCTCCCATTAGACCTTGATCTAGGTGATCCTGAAAAGTAACTTCATCTGCCTGTAGTTTCTTAGTGTATGCGCTACTCTTTTCCGTAAAGTCCTGTACACGTTCTTCAAAGTTAGAAACTATGCGGTCAAACAAGCCCTGTGAGTCAGCCACGTGTTACTCCTCTTTCTCTTGTCGGGTTTCATCTATAAGGTCCACTAATAGCATACGGTCCACCTTAAGTTGGTTAACTAAGTTCTGATCGTCAGCGTACATAGTAATGGCTTTATCCATAGCAGACAAAGTAGCCGCATAGAATCGTAACCTGTTCTTCTTCCGTAGTCCTAGTCCAGCCGTAAATAACATGGCACCACTTCCAGCACCCATGAGAACACTTTCAGTTAAAACTTTTCCAAGGGCACCTCCAGTAGCAACTAACGATAAAGCAGTACCGGGGAGCATGGCTTTCTTCTTGAGCGTTTCCCATGTCCTTGCGAACATATTGTTACCCTCTCTAGCCCTTCCTTCCCTTAGTCTATCTTTAGCCATATACAGGTGGTGCTGACGGTCTAACAAATGATGTACTTCGTCCCCGTCTGTTATATCCTTTAGTTGTTGGTTTAGTATGTTACGGACGTGTTGTCCTGCGGCAGATTTAGCAGACTCTACGATAGGATCAAAGACATTCCCTGAACCGGCGTTTAAAAACCTGTCAAACTCTCTGCGTACTGCGAGTAGACTCGTTGCCGTACCGTCAGTCTTTCGTAGCATATCTAGCGCAATAGAAGCAAACTCTTGTGCTTTACTTTGAGCATCAGCACTCAACAGCTTAAACGCTGGCGTATCGCTAAACTCTTCTACCATAGAAACCATGTCGTTTAAAACTGTCTCAATGTCGAACTTAGGGTTCCCTGACCCCTGAATGTGCTTTTGTAGGTCCGTCTCTGCTTGCTTAATAGCAGTTAATGCCACTTGATGGTTATACGTGTAAGAACGATCAGGGTTAATTTCTTCCACTGTCTCTAACACCTTGTTAACGGTGTCCTCTTTTTCGCTAGGTACGTACACCTTTTTGCGGGTGGCTCCCACCTCTACAACTTCACCGGACCCTTCAAAGTTCTCAGGACGCATCATTCGTAGTATGCCAGCTCTAAGCTCTTCTATTTTGTTTTCGTTAAATTTACGTTTAGCCGCCCTAGCATCCTTTTTAACTTCACCAGCAATAGCAGTAGTAGCCTTTAACTGAGGAGTAGCTAACAGTCCCACATCTAGAGTAGCCTCTAGTTGCTCTGCTTCTGCTGGGTTCTGTTGTTTCCACTGTTCATAGTACTCACCTCCCTTGCTTAGTGCAGAAGTGGCCGCTTTAACGTAAGATGCCTCTTTTATAAAATCCCAAGCACCTTGAGCGCCCTCGCGAACAGCATCAGGAATTAATAAACCTATAGAGCCACCTATGATCTCACCGCCTGCTCGTGCGCCCTGTGATATACCTACTACAGCGGATGTCGCAGGATCTAGGGGTGCCGGTACTACCCCTTGTGCCATTTGTTCAGCGGCTCCGGGCCTGCCTTGCCTAATAATGTCAGAAACTTTTTTGTATTCCTCAGGGACGTTAGATAAAATCTCACTAGGGTTAAACTCTTGGAACCTCTTTTTTACCTGCTGTACATAAGTTACATCTTCTTCAGCAGAATTAGCAGGGGCAAAGTCTTGCTCAGTAGCATAACCACTAGCAATGGCCTTAGCCATAATCTCGTCTTTCGTAGTCCCCTCAGGCACACCTTCTAGCACTACACCGTTAGGTAGTTCTACGTCCATTACAGATCTCTCCAATTAACTTTTTGAGTACCTGCCTCTGGCACTGTTACAGCGGGGAAGAAGGTCATAACACCTACTTGATTTTCTCCTAGTCCACTCATTACGTCCCGTCTAACTGAGTTATAAGAGTTTATCTTATTCTGTGCACCACGCTTTAAATCTTTTAGTATTCTCTTTAGTGATTCAGCATTTGAAGCTATTCGCCCACCTACCACAGCCTCTGAATACTCTCTGTCCTTATCAGATAGACCAGTACCAGCACCTAAGTTAACAATGTACTCAGCAACCCGTGTAGCTGCTTTAGCTAAGTAAACTTCGTTGTTAGTAATAGCGTCTAAATTTCCTAAGTCTATGCCAAAAGCCGCTGCGTACCTATTTATGTTTAACTTAAGTTCTGCACCAGCACCTGTGAACATATCATCTAGAAGAGGTAAAGATGAATCTACAGTTTCAATAGTTGCTACAGCTTTGGTAGCCTTATCGTACATATCTGTAAAATTCTTAGCACCTACTTTAGCTAATTCTGTTCCCATTTCAGACGCAATTTGCTCCACTTTTTGTACTTGAGGTGGTGCGGTGGTTAACCCTAGCTCTGAAGGCTGTGACCATTTACCTGCCTCTGCGTCATAAACCATTCCGTAAGTATTTTCTCTTAGAGCCTTAATCTTTCCTTCAGCAGTTAACCAAGAAGTAATCTCACCCTTTTCCCCGTTAATAACATCATCAAAAGCTTTCTCACTTATAGTAGCAAGTCCTAACTCCTTAAACTTCTTAGGGCTAATACCAGATAATTGAGCAATACGCTCTCTAACTACAGGGTTTTTGTTACCAAGCCTATTAAGCTCTTCTGCTCTCAGGTCTTTAGCAATATCATTAATAACGTCAAGATCACTTGTGGTTTCAAGGCTGGTTACCACTCCTGATAATCCTAAATTAGTAGCTCTCTGCACCAAAGCCCCTCTTCTCGCTGCCAACTTTTCGGAATCTCTTTTTGTTTGAGCAATATCTTCAGCTTTCTCAATTAATGTAAGGCCTTGCTCTACAGAACCGTTCTCTATTAATGTACGACCAGCCGCAAACAGGGCTGTAGGGTCTTGTTCTTTTATACTGGTGACAGCGGCACCTAGTGTAGCTCTTGTTGAACGCGCAATAGATTGTTCAGCGGCGTTACTAAACACCCCTGATAACGTACTATTACCTTCTGTAGCGTATTTCTGAGCAAGTGCCTGTAGTTGTGCAGGGTCATTAGCGTACTGCTGTAGTAACTGCTGTACTTCAGCCTGAGATTTCACACGGCTCTTCTCAGCCATCATCATTCCCGGCAACGCCCCTACTCCTTCAGCAGCATTGCCAAGCCTTTCAGAGTAACTAGGGTTAAGGAGTCCTTGTATAAATGTTTCTGAAAACTTAGCCATTATTATGCTCCTGTTATGCCTCTCACTAAACCACCAATAAGTCCTGTACCAACGTCACCCAACAGATTAGCTCTAGCTGTCTCTGCGGCCAAACGTGCCTGAAGTCCGCTCATCATTCCCTCACTGTAGCTACCCACTCCGTACTGCTGTGCTTGTTGCTGTAACTGTGGGAACATATCAGTAGCACTAATCTGATTAAGCATGTTAGCTTGTGGTACGTAAGAACCTGTCAACAGTGCCATATTAAGAGCCTGTTGTTGTTGCTCAAGGTCTGTTGCTGCGCCGTAGGCTTGTTGACCAAAGACTAACGACTCAATAGCACGACGCTGTTGTGCATCTCTCATAGCGCCTTCAGCCATTGCTAAGTCACTACCTAATGCAGAAAATCTATAGCCTAACTCTCCTTGTTGTTGTTGCTCTGCTTGTGCTTGTTGCATAGCCATTAAGGATGCTTGGTTCTGAGCTTCTGCTTGTGCCTTAGACAAAGCAAACTGCTCTGGCGTACCACCGTACATATTGGTCTGGACACCTAAACGCCCTTGATTAAACAAACGCTCCTCAAGAGCTAACTGCTGACGTTGCTCTTCAGGTGCCTGCATAGCCCTTAGACGATTATAAACATCAGTCTCACGGCCAGCCATATCCTGAGTAAGCCCCGTCATAAACATACCGCCTAAGTCTGCGGCACCTTGAGCTAACAACTGTTGATTAAGAATACCGTAGGGGTCTTGTCCAAGCTGTGTTTGACCACGTGTTAAAGCTAATCCTGCCCCTGTTCTAGTGTCAGTAGCTTCCACAGGATCACGCAAAGTACTGACGACTGCCCTACGGAGCATTTCGTCCTGTATGGCCTGCTCTTGTGCTTCTAAGGTTGTCTTAGCACCTAAACTAGTGACTACTCCAGTAGCAGGGTCTACTTCAGGAGTTAAACCAAATGAAGAACCTGTGCTAGAAGTTATAGTATAAGGCCTAAACTGAGACAGCCCAAGACCTTCAGCAGCAATCTGGGCTGCTCCCGGTATCTGTGTACCATCAGGTAACGTGGCTCCAGCTATTGATTGGGTTCCTACAGTACTGAGGCGGTCAAAAGCCTCTTTTGTAAGTAGGCCTCCAGCCGCGCCTGCACCTATGCCTAAAAAGGCATTAATAGTGTTGCTATTGCCAGCCAAAAATTTTTCTAAAGCATTCATTAGAGGATACCCCTTGTTTTAATAGTAATCATATCGTTTTACCTAATAGTGCTAATACGTTCATTTCTTGTATAGACAAAGCAAAGCCGTTAATGTCTGTCTCAAGGCCCACGTTAATTACAGATCCATACCCTGTAGTGTTTAATGAGTTTCTGCTTATAGTAATTCCTTCAGCAGAAAAGTCAGCGTCAGTATATTCAGACTGTCCATAAAAACCGGGAGTATCACTGCTTGTCCTAAAAGTACTAGAACTGGTGTCTGTTGAAAAATCATAAGACCACTTGAGGAAAATGTCTGAGTTGTTTCCTCCAATCAAAGTAGGTCTAATCTTTTTTAACATCTTAATCTTAGCTGGATCACCAAACGTAAGACCCGGACTAAAGTACCTAAAGCGGTAAGGCTGTCCGTTGTCTCTGTAGTTATCGTACTTACCTAAGCCGTCTACACACCCTATGTATATGTCACCGTTCCTATCTCTTTGGAACGACTTAAAGTCTACACTGGGCCAACGAGTAACCCTGTATGCTCCGTTCTCTAGCGTTGCTCTTATGTCAAAGCAGTACACTAAACTAAGATCAGCAAAACACAAAAGATAAAAGTAGTTCTCAGGGCTGTACACAGTACTAACAGGTGTAGCAGTAGCCAATGTATTAGCAATTAACTCTTGTTTTATGTTCCTGCTCAAGTCAGTAATAGGCAGAGACTTTTCTTGTAATGTTCTACCTAACCCTCTTAGACCTGTAGGAGTTAAAAACAAAAGGTCTGTTCCTATGTCTTGTATACTGTTTCTGTCTACACAACCTACACCAGCAATGGTGTCATGTATAGCCATAGATGCAGGACTGTCTGCTCCACTGTAAATAATTATATTATTCTCACCAAAGACAATAAGAAAGTTATTGTGTGCGGCAAGAGCTACAACTTTATCAAACCCATTAGGCCATGCCTTAGATACATCTATAGATCCACTAGAGCCACCACTAAAGTCATGTCCTACTAACAAATCAGACCAATAAATAATGCTATCATTAGTAGCGTTACCTACAACAAACAACCTACCATAAGCAGCAAGAACTTCATTAGAATACTGACTAGCTGACACATTAGCACCAACTACACTAGACATTTTAGTTACTGCCCCTAGTGCATTACTATAAACTAGAGGTTCGTAACCACGTTGAAAGAAATAAGCGTGATCGTTAAAGTTTACGATCTTCCAATCGTTAGCTGTAATTGTATACGATCCCGGTGTAGCATCTACTAATGTCGTAGTGCCTGTCATAATCTTATTGTTACCCGTGCTAAAGATTACTTCGTTACCTGCACTGTCGTAAAACTCATGTATCTTATGAAGGTAGTCTGTACCTAGTACCGTTTTGTCTGTTGTTAAAAGAGAATTACCTTTACGTGATGCAAGACGACCACGCCTGTCAATAATAGCGTTGTCAGCAACTTCTGCAAAAGCAGTGTCCTGTGCTATAGGAGAGTCTTCAGTATTGATCCCCATAAAAGCAGGAGCAACTAAGTTAATACTCTGTAGTGGCTGGGCCATGCTTACTCCTACGGTGTGTACCAGATGGTTTCGTCAGGGTGCTTCTGTGCATCCATAGCGATTGCATCTGATAGGTATTTGTCAGCTATAGCAAAGTACTCAGGGGTTGATGTACCGCCTGTCTCGCCACGTTCACGAGCTAACAAAGCCACTGCCATGTGAATAACAGGCTGACTAGGAATAGCAAGAGTGTCTGCATCAACAGACAAAGGAACATTCCTAATTACCATTTTAGTTTTAATAGAATAAACACCATCAGGTTTAGGGTACACATCAATCTGTGAGTCACCATTAGCATCTACACTGTTGTAAGTGTAAAAAGCAGGGGCACCAGAGGCAGGTGTTCCTATCAAATACTTTTCGTCAATCCAAGACTGAGGACGATACTCCATAATTATATTAGATGTATCGTTAACCATAGTCAGTACTTTACCGTAGTCCTGTGAGACTGTAAGAGAATACGTGTAGTCATCTGCCGCAGTAGTAATCGTAACAGTAGTCCTAAGTTGTGACCAATCCCAAGTATTTTCTATTAGTGTCTTAGCGTCGTTAATATAGTCACCAACCATAGTGCTATAGGTGTTAGCGTACACGGTAGTTACTTGGTCTTCTCGTAAACGCCTAAGCACATTGTTTACTAAGTTTAAGTATGTCATATAATGTCCTTAAACAAACTGTTAGTTAACCATCCGCGCAACATCTTAACATTGTCTACGCTCTGGCCTGCTGGTGCCGCAACACCTGCTTGAAAAGGGCTATAGCTCATTCCTGTTACTGTTCCTACTTGTGAATAATCAGGAGAAGTATATGAATTAGCAGCATATTCTGGGGGAGGTGGAGGAGGCTCTACGTAACCACACTCTGTTGAGTTAGGTGTTTGCTGTTGCGTAGACCCACCTTCGCCGTCAGCGTAGAACATTATCATTGTGGTGCCTGAACACTGTTTACCTAAGTATGACCCTTCTGCTAGGTTGTCAACAGTAGTGTCATCACCAGTAGTGTCATCACCAGTAGTGTCATCACCAGTAGATCCTGTTCCTCCACAATTTATATTATTTTCTAAGCGGTCTATTGTTCCGTTACCAAAGTCTATAACAAAAGTAGTCCCATCACAGTATGAAGTAACATTTGGTTCTGACCCCGTAGACTCAGTAGTTGCTGAAGATTGTGAGGCAGCATAAGCCTGTCCTTCAGGAGAGTTCTTAATCTCGTCCATTACAGCCTTGATTGCATCAGGGTTTTTATACAAGGACGCTTCAAAAACTTTGTTACTGTAGTAATCTAAACCACCCGCGTCCGACCCTCTGCCTAAGTACAGTTGGTAAGCCCTCTCTACCTCCTGCTTAGCCTTATCCATAATAGCTGCTTGATCCCAGCCTGATAAAGAACCATCTGGACCAACTCCTCCAGAGTTGTCAACACCAGTTACATTTGTAATATAATCAAATGCGTCTTGTCCGTAGTATCCAGAGTTTAAGTCTAACTGGGGGTTAGGAATATTATTAATATTAAACATACCCATAGTACTAGGAGCAAACAAAGGAGCCTGACCTACGCATTGGCCCCTATCATTAATTACACCCTGCTGTCCGTTAGGTTGAGTACAAAACGTGCCCTGTACTGGAGTAGATACCCCGTACATGCCTCCAAAAGTGCTATAATCTCTATTCATACTATGTCCTTGCGGTTAGTGAGCAGTCTTGCCACTTGCGCGTCTAACTGTGCAGAGTAGTCTACAAAGGGCTTGTTTGAAACTACTAACTCAGGAGTTCTGTTGTAACTAAGCTCTAGTGAAGCTGGCTCAAACATACCACCACTGCCACCGCCACCGCCGCCTCCAGAAGGAGCCTCAGGTTCAGGCTCAGGTTCAGGCCCACCTGTTACAGGTATTCCTGTAGTCACACACTGGTCAAAACCTTTGGGGTCAATCATGTACCCCGGTAAACACTCGCCACACGAGCCATCTTCGTTCTCTACTCTGTTCTGTTGTGCACAAGGCGACCCCGGAGGAGGAGGAGGAGGTTCAACTGTATTATTGTCTCCTCCGTCATTAATAACTATAGGGTTGTCTTCACATTGTCCTTCAGCGTTCCTTGTTTGACCCGCTGGACATTCTTCAGGCTCAACGTCAACCCCAGTTGTTACAGTTGTTGTCTCACCACAGTTGTTTGCTGGATCTAGTACCCATTGACCTTGTTTTTCTGTGTTCTCAGAACAATATCCCCAACCTTCTTGAATACAGTTAAAGTAGTCGAAACTACCAGCATCAGGCTCAGTAGTACACGGGTCTGCACCATCAACAGTGTCATCAACAGTGACATCATCAACTACACATTCACCCTCTGCGTTGTATTTACCACTTCCTTCTGACGTGTTACAGGGCGCTCCCTCAGTAAAGCTTACTACTGGTTCACATTTATTTGTGGCCTCATTATATTCTTCGTTATCATTACAGGTAACTGGTGTTGCTACACAACCGTTAGCTGATGCTTGATAATTGTCTAAGCATCCACCACAGTCTTCTGCACTGTTAACTATGCCTCCCTTTTGATTTATAGAGGCACAGTCAAAAGTTCCTTCTTCTTCAACTACGGAAATAGGTAGACACGAGCCGGGGTTGTCAGGATCTTCTATAGTGTTCTTAGACGCACATTCCTCTGCTGTAGTGAGAAACACAGGTACGCCAATAGCTGTATTTATCTGGTCTTTAAACTCACCGTAAACAACAGCAGCAACTGCTGGAGGAAGGAATTCACCTATTTTCTTAAGGACACCTTCGACAGTAATTGATCCAACGCCGTCCTTAACATCAGCAAATACATCTGTAACTTTACCTACAACCCAATCACCAATGTCTCCAAGGATGTTTTCTGGAGTACACGCTTCATCGTTGTTCTCACCACAAGTAGGTACGCCGTTCTTTATGTCTTCCAATTTCTTACCGGCTTCTACTAAAACATCTTCCATGTCCTGTATAGTTACGCCAGAGAATACACCCCCTAGTATTGCTGCTGGGATCTCTAGTCCGGGGATAGATAGTATACCGCCAAACTTAACGCAGTTCTTTACCCATTCTGGGCCACCCCTTGTAAGTTTGTCACACTGAGCACTCGCGCTTACTCCTGTGCTTGCTGTGAGAATATTACTAGCAATGTCTTGGATAGCACCAAGAGGATCATTAACGATAGCTTTTGTTTCATCTACTATGTTATTTAAAGCACCAGTAGCTTGGTCGTAAACGTCCTGACCTATTTTATCAACAGTTGTTTTTACTTCCTCAGCAGTAAGGACATAACCGTTGCCTGTAAAACCGGGGTCACCGCCGTCGTCACTACCGACGTCATCACCTAGGGTGTTATACCACTCATTAAACTCATCAATGTCAGAAAGTAGACCAACATCAACCGCTTTTACATCTTCTAGTGTAGCTCTACCTTTATCATAATCCTGTAGAACACTAAATAAAGTTGTAAATTCTTTTGCTCTAAAAATTCTGTTAATATCGTCGGTATCTTGGTCTTGTAAATATACCTTAAGAACGTCAAGCAACTGTAAAAAAGATTGACCAAAAAACCCGTCTGCTGTAGGATCAAATCCGGGGCTAATCCCTGTTATGTTAGGTAAAAATTGCTCTAACCAATCACCCCAATCATATTGGTCTATAAAGTCGCCCTGCATTATTTCTTACCCTTTAACGCAAGCAGCTTGTCAGCGCCACGTATACCAAAGGAGGCAGATACTGCCATGAATAACAAATACTGATACCAATCAGGAAGCCTGTTAAGCTCCTCAAAGGCAAGACCAATGCGGTCTAGTATATCTACATCATTCATTCCAATACCCCACATAACGGCAACCACAGGCGCTGAGAGCAACAA